ACTGGCGCAATGCCATTGCCTCGGCTTTTTCGGTGCTAGGAGCGCTTACAGGCACCTTAACGGTGAGGTAAACATCAACGATATAATCAGGCATGGTTAATACTCCTATGTAGCTTGCCCGATTGATATTCTTCCTGCATTCCCGATTTAGTGAGCAGTTTGCCGTTCACTCTCCAGCAATTTTTACCGTTGAGGTAGTGAGATTGCTTCTCAAATGTCCCTCCATCTGCGATGACTGACTTTTTCATTTCTGTAATAGTCGCCTTGGTGCGCTGTTTATTGCTCATGTCTATCCACTCCGTAGTGAGTTGGTATGTTACTTAATAAATTCGTTTGCCTTGCATATAAGCTGGTCTATGTTATTGCTAAAGGTTGTGGTTATTATCTCGCTTGCATCAGTGTCTCGATAGACTAAACGATAGTTGTGTTTGTCATTGCCGTAAGTAATGTAAGCATCTAGCCCATTTTCAATGCTAGCAAAAGAATGTAGCTTTTCCATGTATAGCTCCTTACTGGTTGGTGACTCATGCTATGACGCTCGGTGAACGCCATAGGTGAAGCATCAAATGTTATTAGCAGTCTATCTGCTCGCAATAGTCCTCAAGCTCAGTTACCAGCCCGTCAAAGTCCTCATTACTGCCGAGCATTGAAGCCATGGAGAATACAGTGCTTGTTGGCAATCCCATATCATCAGCAAGCTCAGTAAGGTAGTGCTTGCGCGAGTTATATCCGTTTTCAGTGTAAATGCTCATATCTATCTCCAATATTTGATTAGTAACCTAAGAACGCCAGAACGTCTGCCCCCTGGTATTCATCTTTAACGCCCAGCTCATCAAAGAAATCGACCATTTCAACGCAGTGCGCCTTGACTTCCTTAATGGCTTCACTCTGCGTCACTGTGCTGTCTATCGCTTCATCGTATGTCATGGTGTATCTCCTATCGGTTGAGGTTAAGGCTCCAAGAGATGTAGTAGCTGTTCATATCATCACTCAAGCCTTGATGAACCTCATTGCACTCATGACAAACTTTAAAGCAGCGAAGTGTTGCCAGCTCAGACCCGAATAGATATATGGTTGATCCTATTTGTTCAACGGTAACAGGCTCACCCGCTATGGTCGTGTATTCCTCTGTAACTCTTGCTTTTTGCTGCTCAGTCATTCTCATGTCCATCTCTCTTTGGTTGCTGATTCGATGGGTGTACATTACACACAAGGCACAAACATGTAACGTGATCTATTTTCACGATGATTCAGGGCATGATGAGTGATATTCACGATGGATGATGCACGACTATCAAGGGGTTACAGGTGATTGATAGGTTGATTAAACATAGGTTGCGGTAGATAATGTTGGCTTAACGTATGGAGAATGTATGAAGCTTATCAAGCTAGGCAGTGGTACGCGTATAAACATAGACCTTATTGAAAGGGTAACGGAAAACCAGTATACCGGCTTTGTTATCCATATGGTCAGCGGCCATAATGTAGCTGTTCAATCCGACTACAATGAATTTATAGAAGCACTAGAAGCGGCAATCCTGCCTCAACCAACCGAGTAACTATCATGGCTAAGAGCATTACAGACGACAGACCATCACGGCCTAGCAAGCCCTCCACACGATTAGGCACAGGGGATACTAATCCCAAGAAAGAAAAGCCGAAGAAATACTAGGTGGTCTCTCCATTTGACGCTTATCTTTTTATCGCTATACTCCTAGCGCTCTTTATGACCCGTGAGCCGAAGAAGATAGCAGTGCTGGCATGTGTTGGTTTACTCGGCTCATTGATTGCACTAGACGCTGTGGTAGAGCCTGGTTGGACGTTCTTTTACGCCTCTGTCTGTATTGAGCTTGCTGCAGCGTTTACGATGATATTTGCTGCTAGGGTGCAGAAAAAAAGAGAAAACCGCATGTATTTTAGAGCGATAAGCGCTTTTTTTGGCTTATCGGTGTTAGTCACCTTTGGATTAATAATTGATGTCTTGTCTTTTAGTTTGTACCTGAGCGGAAGCCATGTTGTGGCATTTGGGCACGTAACCTTCATGCTGGTGTTTTCTGATGGAATTAGAAACTGTATTCAAGATATTCGTGATCATTTGTCTCGCAACGATAACCATGCTGCTGGGGTTAGACACGACTAATGACGATCACAGAGACAGTCATAAAAGCTGCTGGGGGAAGCCCTAATGAAGCATGGCTACGCACAGGCCAAGCGCTTGTTGTCGTAGGCGTCATGTCTTACGCAGGCATCAACGGCTATGGCTTGCACATCGAGCCGTCTGCTGACATCTACAGCCCGCTTGTTATGCTATCCGCAGGCTTTATGGCTATGTCGTATGGCACTAACCTCAAAAAACGCTTGGCTATTGCAAAGGAACGCCATGATTTGGCTATGATTGCCGCCGCTAAACCTAAATCAGAGCCTACAAAGGGTTTATTGGCATTCTTGGAGTGGTTTGCAACGCTAGACCACCCTGTTACGCTAAAAGAACTCAACGCCGTTCCTTTTGGGCATGATGAGAGTAAGGAACCCATAGACGTGGCTGAATCACTTAAGGGATTACGCGCAGAATGGTGGGTAATGAGCGGCGAAATAACCAAATACGGCAACACTTACACGCTAAGGGAGAAATAATGGATAATTGTATTGAGACAAGCTTAAATAAACTAAAGCTGGAGCGAAAAATAATTAGATTAAGAAGCATGTTAAGAAACGCTTATATGTTTTTGTATGCCTCAGAAGATGAAAACTCCGCTAACCTTGAAGAGGCTATTTACGAAGAGTTAAACGGAGATGTTTGTGTTTGATTTAATGCTTGGCGATTGCCTAGAGCGTATGAGGGAAATACCTGACGGGTCAGTTGATATGATATTGGCTGACATCCCTTACGGCGAGGTCAGCCAGAAATCTTCTGGTCTTCGAGTGCTGGATAGGCACAAGGCAGACCGATGCGATATAGATCTGCCAGATATGGTTGCAGAGTGCTGCAGGGTCGCGAAGGGATCTATCTATATTTTTTGTGGAATAGGCCAAATTAGTCCTATAGATGTACTACTACGGAAAAAGGGGCTAACAACTAGGCTGTGTCAGTGGCAGAAATCCAACCCATCGCCAATGAACGGCAAGCGATTGTGGTTGTCTGGGTCTGAGTTTTGTGTTTTTGCGAGAAAGCCCAAGGCGGTATTTAATCGGCACTGTGAAAAGCCTATTTGGGTGTACCCAGTTGGTAGGGGAAAGCTTCACCCAACACAGAAGCCGGTCGCATTGTGTGAATACATAATTGAAAGTTCGACCAACACGGGCGAGACGGTTCTGGACTTCACAATGGGTAGCGGTACAACGGGCGTTGCTTGTGTCAATACTGACCGCGACTTTACCGGCATTGAGATGGACGCTGGATATTTTGAGATAGCCAAGAATAGAATTAACGAAGCATACACGCTAAGGGAGAAATGATGCCCGAGTTTACCAGTGAGCGATCTATTCAAGTCTTAAGCGAGCTTGATGAGCGACTTCAACGCGTTTGCGAGGTAGCAATACGGAAAATAGATTTCTCGCTAATCGACGGGGTTCGTACTGTTGAGCAGCAAAAAGCATTGTTTGCAGATGGTAAGAGCAAGATAGATGGCGTGTTCACAAAGTCAAAGCACCAGCCTAGAGAAATATACGGTCCGGTACATCCTGATATGCCAGGGCCATCAGGTGCTTTTGATTTTATCCCTGCGCCGTTTACCCAATGGAGTGATATAAAGCTTTTTACGGCGTACGCTTATTATTTTATCGGCTTGGGTGACTCTCTAGGCATTGAGTTACGATGGGGCGGAGACTGGGACAAGGATTTTAGGTGGCGCACAGACGCGTTTAACGACTTGCCCCACATAGAGCTAGTTGACTGGCATTAATCCACAGGAGCAGCTATGAGCGACCACATGACAGAAGAGAAGTGGCAGGCAATGATGGAGGAAACTCGCGAGCACAGCCAAGAGTACTATCGGGTAGTTAATCAAACTAATGAAGAATGGCTTAAGGAATACAGCAAGCCAAAGGAGCAGTGATGAGCTGGAAAGACACGTTAGCAAAAGTCGCGCCACTTATAGCTACGTCACTCGGCGGCCCTATGGCGGGTATGGCGGCTAAACTTGCATTGGATAAGCTAGGCATAGAGTCAGCGCCAGAAGAGGCAGAGGCGAAGCTAGAGCAGGCTGTCACGTCAGGTGATCCGCAAATCATGTTAAAACTCAAGCTTGCAGACCAAGATTTCAAAAAGTCGATGCGCGAGTTAGGCATCAAAGAGGATGAGATTCACGCCAAAAGCCAAGCAAACGCCAGAGAGTTTGCCAAAGCTAAGGGGATAATCCCGCAAATTTTTCTGTCAATCGTTTATACTACCGGATATTGCGGCGTTATGTACGCATTTGTAACGGGCGATGTACAGATAGCGGCTGGCGTAAAAGCTGAATTTAACATGGTGTTAGGCGTCCTAACTGCTGCCCAAGTGCAGATACTAAACTTCTGGTTTGGTTCGTCGTCAGGCAGTAAAGAGAAAGACAAGTAGGAGAGGTCGTTGAGACAGTTAATCGCAAGAGAGACAATAGGTCGGCAGAACATCAAATCTATCATAAAGATGGGTGGGGTGCTTGACCTTGCTTTAGTTGCCTTAACATCTGACGGACTAACATCCAGCGCAGGGCTAGTCACTGCTCAAAATAACACAGGCACAGGCGGCAACAGTTACAACAAAGATACTGTGTTAGGCACTGCTGCTCATCTACGACTAAGCTCGGCAAACTCGGCGGTTTTTTACGGTGACGCAGGAGATTCTATTTCAACTCCCGACAGCGTGGCATCAAGGGTTTCAGGGTCGTTTATCCTTGGCGCTTACGTCAGACCAGACGATAATTCGATCGGAGAGCTGACCGCGATATGCGGGAAGTACACCACGACCGGCAACAAAAGAAGCTACATGTTAGTGCAGGATAACTCGCCACAGGGCGGGCTGGCTCTCTATCTGTCTGCCGATGGTACAAATTTTGATCAACTCGAATCGTCCGAGGTGTTGCCTTATGCAGACGGTGTTCGGTTTTGGATATTTACTTTTTATGATGCTGTTGCGCGAACCGTGCGTTTCTACACGAGTACAGCATCACCCCAGCTTAGTTATGAGGCTGCTTTTGCGACAGCGACGGAGCTAGGAGAAGCGCAATCAACATCAATTTCCTCAATTTTCCAAGATTCTGGTACAAAATTTGAGATTGGTTCTTTTAACGGCGGTCAACTTGGTAATTTTTCTGGCTCTATCTACAAGGCAACCGTAATAAACGGCACTGACATTACTGTAACAGGCGTAGATTTTAACGCAAACGAATACGTAAACGGACGAGAGTTTAGATCTTTATCAGGTACGGAACTTGTCGTAAATGGGACTTTTACCTCTGGGATAGGTTCTTGGCTTGCCAGTGACGCTACTCTTTCGTATACAGGAGACGCACTACGAGTAACGACGCCTTTAGCTGCGCGGGGAGCATATCAATCCTTTACAACTATCGTTGGCTACAGATACAAAGCGACAGCACAAAGCCTTGAAACATCTGCGGAAAGCATGTTGCGAGTTGGTAACGGGGCGACGCCTGACGCGGGCATAGCTACCACAACAGCCACCTCAGTTCCTACTATTCACACAATATCATTTACAGCTACCGGCACAACGTCGTACATCTATCTCAGAAACCCCGATCCCGGAGTAACTGTGTGGGACAATGTAGGCGTGGAAGAATTATCGTTGTTTACTCTTGCTGCGAACACTTTTATCAACCCTACAGCATACGACAGAGCAAAATCCATCGGCTCTGCAGGGCTTGAGACATCATCAGGCGTTGCCATAGACACGGTAACAACTGAGGCTATCATTGTTCAGGTTGATGCGGTAACAGGGTCTAGGCAGGTCATATCAGGCTCAAGAGCCACAACAGGCCATACCTTAGGTATTAACGCTGCCGGTAATTTCTTTTATGACAATGGCAATGAGGTATCACTAGGCGCTGCCACTGTTGGCCTAAAGCTTATTATCATTCGGGATAACCTGAATGGCACCAGCGTAGGCGAAGTAGTTGGCTTGACGGCAGTAACATCAGATTTCGGGTCAGATAATTACGATTACGGCGCGTCATATGCAAATGTTAGCAACGGCGACACATTTTCAGGGGCAATATCAGCGCATTACGTATGGAACTATGCACTAATCGACACCGAGATCGCGGCAGTCAAAACTGAACTCACCATTTTATACGGGTTATAAATCATGGCTAGAACGCTAGCAGTAAAAGTAAACCAAGCAAACACGCCGTTACTCGGTTCGGGCAACAACACCATCTTCGGCATATACGTATTAGGCTCTAGTCTAGGGAGCGGCACTCTATCGCTTCACACAAGGGCGCAGGGCGACACCAACGGCGAGTATGCCCAGATTGATACGGCTATCCCGCTAGGGTCAAACTTCCGGTATGAGGTGCTTAATAACATCGAGGTATCATTCACCCTCTCAGGCTCATCAAGCGCTGATTTCACAATCATTGCGACGACAGGTTAGATATGGCCGGACGACCTACCAAGTACAGCCAGGAGATGCAGGACGCTGCTGACGCCTATATCAAGGACTATGCAGAGCATGGGCACCCGTTACCATCGGTCGTGGGAATGGCTGTTGTATTGGGTGTGGCATCATCAAGCGTGAAGCTATGGGGTGAGAAATACCCAGAATTTTCGGCTACGTTAGAGGCGTGTAAGGACTCACAGCACATCACGCTGCTACACAAGGGGCTTACAAACGACTTCAATGCGACGATAACCAAGCTTGCTTTATCCAACCACGGGTACAGTGAAAGCACCAAGACCGACATTACAAGCGGCGGCAAGACCATCAAAAACGATTGGCACATCCATCCGGTTACGACTAAGTGAGAGTTGATGTCCAGGTTACCGAACAGATAGCATGGCTGTTGTCTAAGCCTAAGCGCATCAAGATTGCGGTAGGTAGTCGGGGATCTGCAAAGACCATTGGATTTACTGACATCGTATTGATGAAGACCGACAAAGGGGCGCGTGTTTGCTGTACTCGCGAATTTCAAAACACAATAGAGGATTCGGTACATGAGACCCTTAAACAGGAAATAGCAAGACTCAAGCTCGAAGGTTTTGACACCACCAATAACAAGATCCGCTCAGGAATGGGCGGTGAGATATTCTACAAGGGGTTGGCAAGAAACATCAGCTCCCTGCAATCACTCGGCTCCATTGACATCCTATGGGTAGAAGAAGCGCAGACGGTAAGCCATAAGTCGCTAAGGGTATTAACACCGTCCATCCGGTCAGGTGCCGATGATAACGACGGTGACATGCCAGAGATCTGGATGAGCATGAACCGCTTCAGTCGTGGCGATGCAGTAGCGCAGAAGTATTTAGCTAGAGCAGAGGATGAGTTAGCACGATGCGGCAGGTATGAAGACGATCTGTGCATGATTGTCGAAGTGAACTATACAGATAATCCGTGGTTCCCTGCGGAGCTTGAGCTAGAACGTGCTGACGACCTAATGAACTTGTCTAAGGACGAATACGACCACATCTGGGGTGGCCAGTACATGGAGACCGTGCATAACGCTATAATCAAGAAGGAATGGTTTGACGCTGCGATAGACGCTCACATCAAGTTGGGCATCACGCCCAAAGGTGCAACGATTGCCACCCATGATCCAGCAGACGGGGGCGACTCATACGGCTACTCATGCCGAACGGGGATACTCTACACAGACATTGATGAGCTGGTCGCCAGTAACGGCAATGATGCGTGTGACATCGCCACAGGGCGGGCGATACAGGCCAATGCTGATTTATTCGTGTGGGACGCCGACGGTATGGGTGCCCTCCTACGCAATCAGATAGCCGATAACTTTAAGGGCATCAAATGCGAGTTACGGCCATACAAGGGATCTAACGCAGTAGACGACCCCAAGCAGGTATACGGCGGCATTCACTCGACAGGCAGCAAAGACCGGCCCAAGACCAACGCAGACACGTTCAAGAACAAGCGTGCACAGTTCGGTATCAAGCTTGCTGACCGCTTCTACAACACCTACCAGGCGGTAGTGCTCGGAAAATACATCGACCCAGACACTATCATCAGCCTGTCATCTGACATCAAGCTAATAAACAAAATACGTACAGAAGTCTGCCGTATGCCGACCGTCCCTAATGGTGCCGGTAAGATCCAGTTGATGAGCAAAGAGAAGCTTAAGTCTGAGTACGACATGGATTCACCAGGCATGTATGACTGCCTGACAATGGGCGAAGAGCTACCTCATATCAAAGGCCCACCAATGACGCTTAATTTTAAGAGGGCAGTATGAGCGAACCTATCGACGAATTCCGCAAGGCGGATTTAGAGACCGAGCTAGAGCTAGTACATGCCGAGGCCATTAACCGATTTGCGGTGCTGCAGGACCGTGAGCGCCACTCTCGATACCTTGCGACTAAGGATAAAGTGCACCTTGAAGCAGAGGGCGGTGCTTGGGCAGACTCAGGTGTGGATGTTAATAACATAGAGGGTTCTTCGACCACTACGGCACCAGAGCCACCACGCTATACCATTGATCGTGTTACGCCGGTACTAGAGCAGGCGCTCTCAGACCAGCGCGAGAATAAAATTCAGATTCAAGTTCGGTCAACGACTGTCGGCAACTCCAAATCAAACGACACCATGAACGGCCTGATTAAAAATATCGAAAGCATATCCGACGCGTCATATGTGTATGACAATAGCTTTGATGAGACGCAAAAATGTGGTTACGGCGGATGGCAGATAGTGACCGAATACGCGGATGATTCCTTCGACCAAGAGATCCGCATTCGACCTATCAAAGATGCCGCTAATAGCCTTTGGTTTGGCAAAAGCGACATGTACACGAAGGAAGATGCCCTGCACGCCTTTGTCATCTGGTACGAAGACATCAAGGAATTTCAGGCTCAGTACCCTGAGTCAATGCTAGTGGATATGCCAGAGGACAATATTGGCAGCTTTATCGGCATGAATGGCGATTGGTGCGACGGCGATTTAATCAGGCTGGCCGCGTACTGGCGCAAGAAGCCGGTTAAAAAAGAGATCGTTATGATGACTGACGATACCATCCATAACGTGGACGAAGACTTTGAGTCAATATTGGATGAGCTGGCCGAAAAAGGCATTACGTTTAAAACTGACAGCACAGGCAAGGAGATGCGCCGCAAGGTCGATTCTTACGAGGTCGAGCGTTACATCATGAATGGGGCTGAGATACTCGTAGGGCCGCAGCGATGGCCGGGGAAGTACATTCCACTGGTCCCAGAGTTTGGCGTGCAGACCACGATCCTAGGTAAGGAGTTAGTGCGCGGCAGAGTGCGCAAGACGATTGATTCCTCGACAGTTTACAACTACTGCATCAGCGGTGCAGTCCAGCAAACAGCCATATCGCCACAAGACATTCTAATGATTACCAGAGAGCAGGCTGATGGGTCGGTTGCCGAGATCCAGAACCTTAACGTCTCAGGTGATCCAGCATTACTGTACACGCACGTAGATAACCAGCCAGCACCCTTTAGAACGCAGTCCCGCCCGATTGATATGGCGCTGATTGGTGTAGCGCAGACGATGGCAGAGAATATCGCGGCCACGGTAGGCGGCAATGTCGGCTCAGTAATGGATGGTACGGCGATAGACCCGCGCAGTGGTGAGGCCATCCTACAAGGCCAAGCAGTCAGCGAGAAAGGCAATGCGATATACATGGCTAACCACATTCGCTCTGTGGCGTATTGCGGAAAGATCTTGGCTGACCTTCTACCACGGATTAAATCGGGCGAGTCTCAAGAACGCATTGTTAATCCGGATAACAGCACCGAGTTTGTTTACATCAACCAGACGCAGAAGAACCTGCAAGATGGCGAGGACGTGATTCTTAACGACTTGAGCGCGGCTAAATACGACACAGTGACGGATGTCGGACCGGCATACGCATCTAAACGGCAGCAGGCATCTGCAATGATGCAGTCAATGGCTGAGAAAAACCCTGCTTTTGCATCACGGCCTGACCTCATCGTCAAAGGCATAGACCTTGGTGATGGCGGTGAAATGTACGAAGCACTCCGTAAAGACCTGATTATGAAAGGATTAGTCGAGCCTACCGACGAAGAGCGCGAGGAATTTCAGATAGATGAGCGCGAGCAGATGAAGCAGCAGCTTATTCCTGAACTGATTGAGCAGTTGACCAGTGATGCCAATGTCCGCCTGATTAACGCCAATGCGATGGCTTTAGAGTCTCAAGCACTGAGCACTGAAGACAAGATAGAGCGAGACAACCTAAAGCAGCAGGCCGAGGCGCAGTCAGCGGCTATCAAGGATATTTCGGAAAGCATGAAATCCTTCAAGACTCAGATGGATGCGCTTGAAACCCAACAGAAACTTGGCATTGCTATGTCGGTTCAAGACCGCGACAACTTGGTGACTACCGGTGAGGTGATTGAAGACTCGCTTCAGGTTATCCAGCAAGGGCCGAACGGTGAGCAGTTGCAGGAGTTTGAGCAGGCGATAAGCCAGCAGCCTATGCCTCCTACCAACCTATTATAGTTAGTCAAATTAACCACATAATGGCGGTATTTACTAAATTAGTGGTCAATATTTTGACTATCCCGAATAATTAGCACAAAATTACAATACAATCACACTGGAGCATGATAAGTGAGCGATTTTACATTGGATGAAGAAGTGGCCTCATCCGACCACGAAGATATTTTAGATAACGATGAAACTGCCGAATCGTCAACGGCGCAAGACGAAATGGATGACTCGTCAACATCTGAGGATTTAGAGAGTGAGACCGGCGAGTTAGAGTCAGAAGATGACGCAGACCCGATTAAGGCGCTCAAGTCCGAAAAGGCTAACCAAAGATTTTCAGAAGTAACTGCAAGGGCTAACGCAGCAGAGGCAAAGTTAGCGGCGCTGACCGCTCGACTTGATGCTATGGATAATGCGCAAGAACCGGCATTTGATGATAGCAACCCTCCTAAGCTTGACGACTTTGACGACTACGATTCGTTTACCAATGCACAACAAAGGTATACGTCTCGACAGGTCGCGCATGAAGAGCGAGCAATCCACCGCCAGACGCAGAAAGAAGCGTACGGCAAGCAGGAGGATGCAGCGCGGTTTAGTGAGCACCAGAGGAAGAGAGAGGCGCTTTTAGTGAAGCACCCTGATTTTCTTCAAGGCTTAGAGTCGATGCAGTTGGATAACCGGACGCAGGGAGGCGCGGCAACGGCTCAAGCCATCCTACGTACAGACAATGGCGATGCTGTTGAGTATCACCTGACGAAGAACCCAGCTATTGCTGTTTCTCTGAACGGGATGGATCAATACGACGCTATTCGAGAGGTTGCCAGGATTTCTGAAAGGCTGAAAGTGAAGCCGAAAAAACGCGCGGATTTACCTGACCCAATAGGCTCTACCCCGTCTGGTGGCGGAAAGTCTGGCGGATTTAAGCCCAAGTATAGTGCTGGGGCTACTTTCAGTTAAATCCATTCAAAGACCTTTTGAAGGATATTTATTGTTATGGCTAATTCAATTGACTTATTTACCCGCAAGGTACTTCCCAAAGTGCTTGAGTCTGTGGAGGCTCAACGCACAGTATCAAAAACTGTCAACACGTCGCTGTTATCTGGGGCATTCGGCCAAGGTACTGGCGCTAACGTTGATTTCCCACGCCCCACTGATTACTTGTCTCAGCGCACATCTGATGGTGACGTATCGGGCGGCACTGCATCGCCTATCATCACCGGTAAGGCTTCCGCGACGGTTCAAGACTACATCACTGTAGAAATGGACTTTGATGAAGCAGACCAAGCCATCAACATGGGTGGGCAAGCCGAGCAGGACTTTTACGACGCGGCTGCATTGCGTATCGTGACTGACCTTGAAATCGACTTTTCAAAGTTTGCTATGCACAATTCTGCGTTGCTTGCCGGTACTCCAGGTACGGCAGTATCCACTTGGGCACACGTCGGCAATGCCGGTGCGACTATGACTAGCCTGGGCGTTCCTGCTGGTGAGAAGTTCTACATCGGCAATCCTTTCATGCAAGTGGCATTGGCCGACATTCAACGTGGATTAGGCGCAGTTGATAGCCTTGTGTCTCCCGCGTTTCGTGATGCAACGCTGTCTAACGCCTTTGCTGGCTTCAAGGTTCTGACATCTAGCGCTCTTGCGTCTGCTACTGTCGGAAACTTCACAGACCGTGCTGGTACGCTCTCAGGTGCTCCTACTGCCACGTATCTCGCAGCTAAAGACACAATGACGCAGACTCTTGCTATTGCTGGTTTTTCAGCCAATGCCGTCGTTAAAGCCGGTGAGGTCATCCAAGTAACGGGCCGTAATCGCTTGAACATGGCGACACGACAGGTTGCAGTTAATGCGACTGGCGCCCCTATCCTTTGGACTGCCACTGTAACTGCTGATGTGACGTTGAACGGGTCCGGTGCTGGCAATATCGTATGTACTGGCCCTGCTATTTTCGAGTCAGGCGGCGCTTACAACACAGTGTCTTCAGCGCTTACCACAAGTGATGTTGTAACCCTGCTGTACAGTGCTAACGCAACGACTCAACCTAACCTGTTCTATCATAAGAACGCATTTGGTATCGGCTCAGTGCCTATTAAGAAGCTATTCTCAACTGACACACTGGGCACTACCAAGGACGGTTTGCAATTGCGCTGCTCAAAAGGCGCGTCAATTCGTGAGAACAAGCAGATTGTTCGCTTCGACTTCCGGCCAGCATACGCTGCCTTAAACCCTAACTTTGCAGGTCAAGGTTTCGGTAGCTAGTCAAACGGGGGCCAGCAATGGCCCCTTGTTTTAAGCCTCGCAGGTAACGGTCTATGTTCGAGATAATCACAGTTTATAAAGACGGTCGCGAAATGCCAGCCAACAGCAATCCACAGGGTTTGGCTGAACTAGCAAAAAGCGGTTGGTCTACAACATCACCAAAATCATCAAAGCCACAAAAACTCAGGGCTAAGTAATGACGACAGCGACACAGTTAGTAACCGCAGCGCTCGGCAAGTTGCTTGTGAGGTCTGCTGACGTACCGCTAGAACCCGATGAATTGCAGGATGGCATAGCAGGGCTTAACCGCATGATGGCTGGCTGGAACCTCGCAGCGCTGACTTATACGGTTGTGACAAGTGGCAGCCAAGTTTTAAGCGTTCCAGCCTATGCAGAGGACTCTATGGTCTTTGGTCTAGCTAAACGTCTAGCATCTGAATATGGCGTAACATGGTCGGTTGTCCTGCAACTGGCAGAGCAAGCAGCTATGAAAGATATGAGGCGGCAGGCTATTACGATCGGTCGCTCTCCTATGCCTAGAACCTTGCCACGCGGGTCAGGCAATACACAAGGGTACTTCCATCGTGACTTCTATCCACCATCCGCAGCCGAGCTTGCTGAGTGATTATTGACGCGGCGATCTATGACGGGTTTTACAAAACGCGGGCACTACCTTTGTCCGCTCAGTCATGCACCAATTTCTATCCAACGCTGAATAAACTGAGTAACGGCGAGGTAATCAGCCAGTCTTTGATAGGCACGCCCGGCACTACTTTACTAGCCACAACAGGCACTCTGAATCAGATATCGAGAGGCGCTTGGACCTTCCAAGGCAAGGCGTACTTCGTAAACGGGACGGGCTTATACCGGCTTAACGCTGATTTAACGCTGTCTGCTAAATTAGGCACCATAGCTGGAACTAGCAGGGTGTCAATGGCCGACAATGGAACTCAATTGCTAATCCTTGTGCCAGGCGGCGCGGGTTATATCTTCACTACTGGGGCCGATAACCTAGCGTCCATAACAGATGGTGATTTTGATGCTAATGGCAATCCTCTCTCAGTGCTTTTTATGGACGGTTATTTCGTCCTGACGACCGACACCAAGAAGTTTATCGTATCAGCGCTAAACAACGGACTGGCTTACAACGCGCTTGATTTCGGGTCTGCTGAATATAACCCCGATGGAACTGTCGCGCCTTTTCGACACAAGAGCACCCTGTTTATATTTGGCACTGAGACGGGTGAAGCATTCTCCAATATTGGCGGCGTTAGCTTCCCATTCCAGCGTCAACAGGGCTTTGTGCTATCAAAAGGACTCGCAGCAGCATTTTCAATCATTCCGAGCCAAGAGACTTTCATGTTTATCGGCAATGGGCGTGATGAAGGCCCGGCGGTATGGGCATTGGCTGGTAACTCAACGCAGAAAGTGAGCACAGAGGCCATTGATGCACTGCTAGAGGCTGAACTAGCGGCAGGCACACTAGCGGATGTCTTCGCCTATGCCTACAGCCAAGAGGGCGCTTACTTTGTCTGCTGGTCACTGACTGACACCACCATCGTACTCGACTCGACCACTATGAAATGGCATGAAAGAAAGTCTGAGATCGTATCAGGCGGCTCAAGCACCATCACAAGCCAGCGCACCAATTCAATGTGCCAGGCATACGGACTGTTGCTTGTCGGTGACTCCATTGACGGGCGTATTGGCAAGTGTGACCTGGATATTTACACCGAATATGGTGAGATTATTGAGCGTGAGATCGCCGGGCGACCCTTTACTAACCAAGGTCTTCCATTTTCTGTGCCTATGATTGAGGTCAAGATGGATGCAGGTGTTGGTAATGCGGAAGCAGTTAACCCAATGATGCGGATGGACAGGTCGAAGAACGGGAAGCAGTTTAGCGGTGAGCGTGCTCGGTCAGTCGGCAAGGTTGGTGAGTATGACCATCGTGTAGTCTGGCGCAGAAATGGCAGAGTAGGGATGAATGAAACTTTTCGCTTCAAATTCGCGGAGAAAGCTAAAGCGGTTATTGTCAAAATCATGGCGGAGGTTATCTAATGACTATTATATCAGAACCTATTGCTACCACGGCCATCGTAAACCCTGATGGAACGATGTCAGATCAGTTCAGGGCATGGGTGCAGGCAATCACAAGGCTCAACCCTGTGACAGGCTCGGGAAGCCCTGAAGGCGTTGTATCTGCAGGAGTTAACAAGTTGTACATAGACCTTGATGGCACAGCCGGTAGTATTTTGTACGTAAAGCGTGATTCTGATGTTTCACTTGACCCCAAAGACGGCTGGGTACTGGTATGAGCGAGGTATCAGCGACAAGAGCAAGGATATTTGAGCTTGAAAACACGCTTTTACAGTGTGAGCAGGCTGAGATTGAAACAAATCACTACTTTGCACACGGCACGTACACGCGTGAAGTGCATCTACCAAAAGGCTTGGTTCTAACTGGTGAAATACACCGCCATAGTTGTATTAACATCATCTCGAAAGGTAAAATACTGGTCGTGACTGATGAAGGTGAATACACGATTGAAGCGCCTCATACCTTTGTTTCAGGCCCGAATGTCAAGAAAGCAGGCGCGGTGCTAGAAGACACGGTTTGGCTCAATGTACA